AACATCTACTTGTATAGTAGCGTCAGTGGTTACGGTACGTTTCCAGTAAATGAGGCCCGAACCGTTGGTATCTGCGGCCTGACGTTTAAGTTTAGTCCAAGCATTACCACCAGTCTCATCATCTGTTACTGTTACATCGGCATCAGCGTCTCTATTAGTAACCGCTAGGACTAAAATATTATTAGGAGTTATAGCGCCACTATGTAAATGTGGTGATGCACCCGCCGCACCCGATGAAGCAACTGTCCATCCTATGTTTGCTATTGCCATACACCCTCCTTTCTGGAGTTACCTAAGAAGAATTTTTTTTTACCAAAGAACATGACATTTTATATTTTTTCTAGTTTTTTAAAAAATAAATCGACATAATTAAAGAAATTTATAACTTCTTTTAATGTTTTTCCTCTAACAACCAAATCGATACCGTCTCTTTCAAGACTCACTGTCCAATCTTCATTTCCTCTAAATAATTCATATTTCATAGTTTTTCCTTCTATTTCAAAACAAGCACTTATTTCACTTATCCCGCAATTATTTTCTATACCCATGCTGATATTTCGGTTAATCTTTGACCAACCCAAGTTAATGTCTTTGTATAAGTTGTTCCGTCAACTGTCTTTTCAATCTGATTTACATTACCGTCTCCGTCATAAGACAATACCATTGATGCGTTTCCCTGGCCTATTACTACCGTTCTTTCGATTGAAGAAGATACCGGGTTATAAGTTAACCCCTCGGTTACCAATACCCCAAACTCCCTATCGTATGAGGTATTTAATATACTTTGTTCATTCTGTTTGGTTTCATTTGATCCTGTCCTATTTACGGCCATATTTAAAGTTATTCCTTGCTATTTCGTCAACTTCTTTTTTGAATTTGACATACGCAACCATTTTTTCAATCTTAACCACATTCCTTTCGCTTTTTTCAATACCGAGTGTTTTTTCATATTTCTGCAATAGCGATTTAACCGCTTCGACACTGTTTTCAATTTCCCCATGTTCAATTTTGTCTTTAAAATATTCTTCGATCGTTTTGAAACTGCCATAGTAATCTACCCCCTCTCCTTCTTGCGACTTTTCTCCAACCCCGAAACCATAATATTCTCCAACTGGGTTTTGGCCCTTAGCGCTTTCATAAAGCGTAAAAGGCGCTTCCGTATCAGAACTATTTTGTGTTGTACTTTCGCCAGTCGGTTTTTCAACTTCAGGCGATATATTCGGCGTTTTATCATTTTGTCCTCTAAAAACTATATCTGTCATTTAATTCCTTTCAAACTTATAAAAAAACTTGATCTTCCAATCCCCTGCTTGTTGTGTTTGATAAGATCGTCGCTTACATACTTTGCATCCTCAATCCTTCCGTGCTTGTACTCGTTTAACATTGCTTCCCTTGCCGATCCTATCCAAGCATCGCTTCTTTCCTTCATTATTTTTTCTCCCGTTTCTTTTACCTTTCTTGCCTCTAGGGCATTTCTTGGTTTTGTTTTTCTTAATCTTTCTAAATCTGCTTCTCTACCGTCTCTTGCCATAATATGTAGTTATTTGCGGGGAAGGGGGCAACCCCGCAGGTAACAAACCTTACACCGCATTGAATAGCTCCCTTATCCAATCACTATTCAAAATCTTAACCACAAAAGACCCTGCCCAAGATATCATCTGGAATCTTCCAGTCTGATTTCCGGAATCAAGTCCGCTTGTTATGTACATCTTCGGTTGATCGCCAGCCAGGTCATATACACCAAAGGCGTTATCACCGTGGATAAATGTCGAATAACAAGTTACTCCTGAAGCACCGTTCAATCCTACACTAGACAAAGCATCCACATTCTCTATGAATCTAACTCCATAAAGTGATCCGATTTCCGCTTTGTACAAGTCTTTAGGATCGCTGTACTCTTTAACGGCTACCCAAGTGGTATCGCCGATAATGTTGTACTTCTCATAAGGGTCAACCTTGCCCAAGAATGTCCCATCGGGATATTTCTGAGCTTTGTTTATTTCGAGTGTCTTTAAGACCGCTCTTACATCATTTGCATCAAGAGTTTCTGACGACTTAACAGTCGAGATATTTCTTGAATGGTATGGTGCAAAAGTGTTGGTTGCATTTTGGAATTCTGACCTAACCAATCGGTTAAGAGTTTCTCCCATATTCTGACCGACTAACTCGATTTTTTCCTTATCCCTTGCATCAATAGATGTTAAGGAGAGGAACTTTGCTACCTTTAGAGTATTTCCGTATTCAGCGAGTGTACAAGATACATTCGTTCCAGTAACCAGCGTGGTCGTTGCGGGATTTGCACCTTCAGACAAAGCTGTGGTTGCAAGTGCCAATGGAGTATATCTGGTAAAGACAATACTTTTACCTACATTACCCCCGTGGCTTCTTTTTTGACCTCCCTGATCCAAGACCAAAGCGTATTCTGCTCTGTCTAAGAACGTTTTCTCATAGTAGGTCATCATTTCCGCCGTTAGACCGCCTGTTCTGTTCATTAAAGCTGCCATGTTGTTTTTTCACCTCCTTCTAACCAGCATTTCTGCGGGATAGAAGGGTTTTATTATCTTCTAATCCCGCCAAGACGCTCCTCCATCTCTTTAAGAGAAAGTTCTTCAAATGGTTTCTCCCCCTTAGGGACTTGCGTGGGTCTTAGCGCCCCCTGTGATGCCTGCTTAGTCAGCACCTCTTTTTGTTCGCCCACTGCTTGGTCTATTGAGCGCTTGTAAGGTTTAATCAGCCTATCTACAAAAGTTTTTACCGATCCTAATGGATTGGCTTTCACATAGGCTTCTGTCGCCTCGGTTATCGTGTCGGATAAATCTTTATCAAACTGCTCCGAATCGGGGTCTAATTCCGGATATTTCTTAACAGCGGATTGAGCTTCTTTATTTATGCGTTCAAAATTTCTTTCTCTCGCACTTTGAAGTTCAATTAAGGCTTGGGTTCGTTTAAAATTGGCCTCATCCCGTGCTTTCAGTCTTTCTTCCAGCACTTGAGGGTCAATATATTCTTCCCCCGGTTTAACTATTGGTTCGGGTTCGGTCTCCCCAAAGGCGGGCGGATTATATTGGTTTTCACCTGTGGGTACATTATGTCCCGTTATCTCCGCTATTTTGTCTTCAAGGGACCTCACCTGTTCCTTTGCTCTAACTGCCTCCTCTACCGCCAAGTTCTTTTCCTCGTTTAGCTCCCTAATACGATGACTTGCGCTCTTTTTACTTTCAACTTCCGTTTCAACTTTAGTTTTCTCCGTCGAGTCCGCTTCGGTTGTTTCCGTATCTTGTAGATTTGTTTCTTCGGTTGGCGTTTCCGATATGTTGTTGTCATCAACATCAGCTTTTAACGCCTGATCTTTATTTTCATCCATAATCTCACCCCCTTACATGGTAAGCACTAATTTTATTAAAGTGGTTTAGCGAGCTTCCACCCAACCTAAAAAGGTTGCCTCTATATACAGTTATATGCAGAGGCAATCTTCTTAGAAAAGTAGGCAATATTTATATGTTTTTCTGTCTTTCTTTTTTCTCATATTTTACTTTTAGGCTCAGGGTAAGTTTTGCCTACCCTCAACCTTAAACCTGTCTTTAAATATCGGTTCGTTCTTACTGTTAAATCCTATTAGTAACTTCTTAGGGCCTATAAAAGTTGCGTGTTCTATTTCGCAGCTTTTACAGACTATGAAATAACCTTGTTGTCGCCATTCGTGATTCCCTTTTGGTACAAATTTAAAATTAGGCTTGTCAAAGTTAAGTTCTTCACTTTCTGCAATCTTCGACTTTTCCGATGATTCTTCTTGTAACATTCTTTACTACCTCTCTAACCGCAGTCTTTCTGCCTATTTCTTCATAACTTGAACCGTTTGCTACAGAACTTGTAATCATGCTGTCTAAATCGCTTTCGATTCTTTCAATGTACTCTTTCAATATCTTCCAACCCTTTAAATTTCCTATATAAGCCAGTGCCTTTTGTTCATCCTCCAGCAAACCTTTGCTTTCCTCGTCTTGATCTTCTTCCTTACCTAGAGTCGAAAACTCCTTATAATTGGTTGGTCTCAATGCTTGGTTGTTCATATTGTCCTTCCGTTGATTGATTTGGTTGTGCGGGTATGTTTCCGACATTGCCGGCATCCTGAAGCGCTTTCATAAATGTATCTTGGTCGGCTTGGACTTGAGCCTCTGGATCGTCTTTGGTTTCAACTATTATCTTGTCCCAATCCTGAATACCCGAATTACTAATTATTCTTGTAAATAATTCCCCTACCTTTATTGTCTTTCCTTCTTTCTTCAGGGCTTCAATTAACGGTGATGTAACCCCCATTGGTGTCATCTGCATACCCTCTTTGACCGAGTTCATAAGGTTTATTAGGTTTTCCTGTTGCTGTTTCTGGTCTGCGGCATAAATAGAACCCGGTACAATCTCATAATCGTATAAGATGGATGCTACTTTAGATTTGTTTATATTTAGTTTGCCCGTTCTTTCGTTGTACATCTCCTCTACCTCTGGGTATTGGATTTTAATTTCTTCAATTTCGGGTTCAAACATCCTAATTGCTACAGAACCCGATAACTTCTTGCTTAGAAGGTTGCAGAATTTATTTATTACTTTGGTTACAAACTGCTCCATGTAGAATCTATCTACGTTATCCCTTGCGTTTTCCCTTTGCGCCTGCATATCCAGTGCTTTTGGTGTCTTACCAAACTCAGGCCCGCTTTCTTTCGTGATAGAGGTATCGGTTGTGCCAAACATATTCATTAAAGATGCGGTTGCCATCTGATATGTATTGTTGAAACTGTTTATTCCTTGAGGAGTAAGGTTTAAAACATTAGCACCGGATGATGCACCACCGTTTTTCATCAGCCATTTAGCGGCTTGCGCCCATTTAATAGAAGAAGGATCAGCTATCATGTCCTTATCAAGAAGAACCGGCGGGAATATTGACACTTTTACGGCATCCAAGTATAAATTCCATATAGAATTGACCGTATATTGCATGCTTTTTCCCCTTTCAAAGTCTCCCATACCCATAAAGTCATCAACCATTGGTATAGAATACTTATTAACTACTGGAAGTTCCCCGTTTTCGTGAGGATTGTCTATTTCCCGCATGATCTCATCGGCCGCAGGAACATAATCAGTCCACTTGTCTTTCTCATACATGGACAATACTTCAAAAAAGCCCTTGCCTTTGGCTTCATTACCGCTTGGGAAGTCGGTTTGTTCTCGTTTGCTTTTGGTATTGGTATC